TGAAGTATTAGTATTAGTAGATAAATTAAAAAGTTATATAAATGGAGAACAAACGTAGAAAAGTTCACGAAGAATTAGAAGTAGTAAAAGTAGGTTATGCAAACGGGGTTGCCGAAGGATTTCCCTTTACAGATAAAGAAAAATTAAAAATGATTGATAAAGCAGAAAAAGCTTATGGTAAGTTTTTAGATGCTTTAAAATGTGATTGGAGAGATGATCCCAATTCAATGGAAACACCTCGACGAGTAGCTAAAGCTTATGTGAATGATTTATGGGCTGGTAGATATACAGCAATGTCCCCTATAACATCCTTTCCTTCGGATGGGTATGATGGAATCGTTATTGAAAGAAACATCCCTCTTACCTCAATGTGTTCACACCACCACCAAACAATTGGAGGTGTGGTACACATTGGTTATATTGCAGGAGAAGGTGGTCAAGTAATTGGATTATCTAAATTAAATAGAATTGTAGAATTATTTGGTCGTAGAGGAGCAATACAAGAACAATTAACATCAGCTATCCATAATGCTGTAGATAAAATTACAGCAGGGAATAAAGGTGTTATTGTTACTATAGTAGGTACTCATAATTGTGTATCTTGTAGAGGTGTTAAACATCAAGGTGCAGCAATGGTTACAACTAAGGCATCAGGTGTATTTAGAGAAAATGATAATTTATCTCGTAAAGAGTTTTTTGATAGTTTAAAAATTAATAACGGAGGACATAATATATAAGAGATATGGCATTAAAAGCAGACAATAAAATATATTTATGTTGGGCGGACATTAATGACGCAGTTGATAATTTATGTAATAAAATTAGACACGATCAACCTAATATAGATTCTATTCATGGTATTGCTAGAGGAGGACTAATCCCAGCAGTATTAATATCGCATAAATTAGGTTTACCTTGGACGGATGTTATATTACCTAATACTTTAGTAGTAGATGACATATGTGATTCAGGAGCAACATTAGAAAAAGCCCCTGGAGTTTGGACAGCAGTATTACATTATAAACCCCACACATCATGTTTTCAACCTAGTATATGGTCTGAAATACATGAAGGGGATGAATGGTTAATTTATCCTTGGGAAACCAAAGATTCCAAACCTATTCAAGATTATTTAAAACCTGGAGCTAAAGAATGGAGAGATAAAGCAGATGAATATTATAAATCAAATAAATAAATATGGAATATTGGCAAATTAAAACTCAAAACGAATTTGAGAATGAAAGAGGTAGGATACAAAAAACAACTGAATTATATTTAGTGGTAGCAGTATCAGCAACTGATGCAGAAGCTAAGATGTACAAACATAATGAAGGTATGTCTAATTTTAGAGTTGTAGAAGTAAAGAAAACTAAATTTTTAGAAGTAATAAGCTAATGGGAAAACAATTAAATTTTGGGTTTAATGACCCCGTAAACAAAGCAGTAGATGTGCCTTTTGTTAACGAAGTAGAAACATTTAATGGCACATTCGGAAAACCAAATAATTATGAACCAACAATACCAGAAAAAAAGGAGTGGGAATTCGTATACGACTTTGTACTTGAAGAATTGGAAGAATATAGACAGGCTTGCGAAAACGGAGACATCGTGGAAGTTTTGGATGCTTTGTGTGATATTGCTTATGTTTCCCTTGGGAACGGTACTATGTTACACGGCCTTAAAGATAAGATATGGCCTGCATATCAAGAAGTACAAGGAAGCAATATGTCGAAGTCTTGTAGCACTAAAGAAGAAGCCATGGAGACTGTCACCATCCGCTCTAAAGAACAAGCTGAGCCATGTCACTTTGAACAGATCGAAGACCGATTCGTAGTATATAGAACACGTGATCGTAAAGTAATGAAGTCTATTAATTACTATAGACCTGATTTAAAACAATTCTTTACACAAGAAGAATTAAAGAAAGAATATCTGTAAAAAACTTAGGCTCCCGTAGGGAGCCTTTGTATATTCACCCAAATAAAAGTTATATAATGTATAAAAAGTGTTATCAAGGTAAAAAATTAGGAGATAATTATTTTGAAATGCATCTATGGGAAGAAGATGGTGGTCATCAAATAGTACCCTATAGAAATGTAGTATACCAGGAGTGTACTGAAGAAGAACATACACATAAGGGGTTAAATGGTGAATTCCTAAAACCTATATCTAAGTGGTTTTATTCTAAAAACCCTGATTATAGTGCTAAAAATACTCCTAATTTACATTTTCATGATATGAAACCCCACCAAAAGTTTTTAGTTGAGCGTTATGGTGTAAATGATGTTCCTTCTAAGGGACATAGAGAAGTTTTTTTTGATATTGAGTGTGAAATAGGAGGAGCATTAACTGAAGAATATATTGAAGATGCTCCTATGCCCATTACTTCTATTGCTTGGTGGGACAAACAAAAAGACTATTGGTCTATTCTTATTTTAGATAAAAAAAGTCAATTAGCACACACTAAAACAGGCAAAAATAAAAATAAAGAAATTATCCCTTGTACTACAGAAAATGAATTATTAGCTAAGTTTGTTGAAGCAATAAGAGAAATGGATCCTGATATTTTAGTAGGATACAATTCAGATTATTTTGATATACCTTATTTATATTACAGAATGTGTAGAACCATAGGTAAAGATTGGGCTGATCATTTATCTCCTATTGGTAAAGTAGTTTCTAAGAAAAACAACAAATACTTCTTTAAACAAAACCAATATGTAGATATTGTAGGTATTGAATCTTTAGATTACATTCGTTTACATAAAAAATATAGTTGGAAAGATGAACCTAGTTGGAAATTAGATGCAATTGGAGCCAAATATGTAGGTATGAATAAAGTTGAATATGAAGGAAACCTAGATCAATTATTTGAAACAGATATCCATAAATTCATTCAGTATAACTTTGTTGATGTTGAAATCTTACAAAAATTAGATGAAAAATTACAATATTTAGCTTTAACTAAAAATTTATCTCATAAGGGAAAACATAATTATAGTGAAGTATATGCTAATAGTATATCCCAAGATGGTGCTATTTCAGCCTATTTACTCTCCCAAGACATAGTACCACCCCCAAAAGAACCATTCCCCCAAAAGAAAGATAGTTATGCAGGAGGGTATCTTTTTTGCCCTAAAGCAGGGTTATATAAGTATATGTTTGATGAAGATTTAACTTCGCTATATCCATCTATAATAATGTCTATAAACATAGGTAAGGAAACATTTGTGGGGCGTATTGTAGATGCTGATGACCGTAATAATAGACTGGGTCTTAACGATTTAAAAGAACGTGATCCTGAAGAAGAATTACTAGTTGAAAATAAAAAACGACAACAAACTAGTGTAAATGTTGGTAGATTAATAGCTATGATTGAACAAAATAACTTGGCAGTAGCAGCTAATGGTTCAATGTTTAGAACAGATAAAGAATCAGTTTTATCTACTATTCTAAAGAAATGGTTTGAAGAACGAGTTGTTTATAAAAACCGCATGAAAAAGGCTTATAAGGCAGGAGATAAGGAATTAGGTGAATATAACTATTTAATGCAATACACAATGAAAATTCTACTTAACAGTTTATATGGGGCTACAGCATTACCTTCATTTAGATATGGTATGAACTTTCAAACCTTAAGTGAAGCAATCACCTTAAGTGGACACAGAATAATACAAGAATCGGCTTTATGTGCAAACCGCCATATGAATAAAGTTATGCGTGAAGAAATAAAATTAGAAATATGACATTAAAAAAACAATCTATTAGGAAAAACCAAGTAATCACGGTAAATGGAGAACCCATTTCTAAAGATGAGCTTATAACTAGAAGTAAAGAATGGAGTGAAATCCAAGAAAACTTTTTTAGAAAAATGCTTAAACAAGGAGGAACTTTTAAAGTAGCAGGAATAAAATATAAAGTAGAACTAATCGAAAGAAGTGATTTAGATTCTAATGGAAACAAACCAATAACAGTACCACCCTTACCAGGTGAAAGAACATTTTAAAAAATAAATATATGTTAGTAGAAGTATCAAATGGAGAATTATTAGACAAAATTTCAATTTTAGAGTTAAAATTACTTAAAATTGAGGATGAAGAAAAGTTAGTAAACATTCAAAAAGAATTTGACACACTAAACCCTTTAGTTGTAGAATTATTTGAAAAGTATGATGGTCAATTACAAAATCATTATCTTGAATTAGCAAAAATTAATGGTGAACTTTGGAATATAGAAGATTGGATTAGAGATTGTGAACGTGAAAAGAGATTTGATAAGGAGTTTGTAGAGTTGGCTCGTTCTGTTTATATTACCAATGATAAAAGATGTGAAGTTAAAAAAATTATTAATTTAATGACATCATCAGGTTTAGTAGAGGAAAAATCGTATAAAGAATATTAATGAAACATTTAGAAGAAACACCTTGGTGGATTTGTGATGAAGGGGATGAGAATTATTGTGCTTATGTAGATACAGACTCTAATTACTTTAATGCTGAACCCTTACTTCTCAAATTACATCCTAATTTCGAAGAACTATCAGCAGAAGAAAAAGATGATATTTTAGAAAAAGTAGCAATGAAGTATCAGGACGTAATTAATGAGGATTATGATAGATTAGCTAAAGAATGTTTCAATGTAACAGAACATAGACTTGAAATGAAAACTGAGTGTGTTATTCGTTCAGCTTATTTTAGAGCAACTCGTCGTTATGCTCAATGGATCACTAAACAAGAAGGAATTGCTAAAGAATCTTTGGATATTAAGGGTTTAGAATTTATGAAAGCAAATTTTCCACCTATTTTAGGATCATTTTTTAATGATATTTTACAACAAGTATTAAAGGGTGAAGAAAAAGCTAGTATTTTAGATCAAATTAAAGTATTTAAAAAACAAATACTAGATGGTACAATACCACTTACTAAATTAGGTAACCCTTCAGCAATTAAAAAACTAGAAAAGTATTCAGGTAAAAATACTAGAGCAGGAGAAATGTTTACAGAAATACTTAAAGGAGCCCCTGCACCTGTACGTGCTACAATTCGTTATAATGATCTGTTAAGATTATGGCAATTAGATAAAAAACATAATTTAATTACCCAAGCAGATAAAGTAAAATGGATTTATTGTAAAGATAATCCTTATAAAATAGAAGCATTAGCGTTTCAGGACTTTGATGTACCAGAAAAAATTAATGACTTTTTAAATGCTTATGCTGACAGACAAAAAGTATTCGATTCAATATTATTAAATAAATTAGAAGGATTTTTCTCGGATCTCCAATGGTCATTAGATTTAAACCCTTACACAAATGCATTAGCATCCTTTGAGATATAAAATAAATTTCATATATTACAACTATGGTAAATAAAGCAACACTAACATCAGTTATTTCAAAATATTATTTAAACGGATTAAATAATCAAGTAAAATGGCGTATTAAAGATAATCAACTAACGGTTTATGCTGGAGATAATGGTAGAGTATGTAAAGTAGTACATAATAACTTTAACCTTGAAGATGCAGAATTAGGTGTATTTGATACTCATAAACTTAGTAAATTACTTTCTATTACTAACGGTGAATTAAGTATTTCACTTGAAAAAATTAAAGCAGTTTATACTAAAATGAATATAGCTGATTTAAATTTTGATTTAACATATTCATTAGCTGATATTCTAATTTTAGGTAAAAATACTTATTATGAGGATCCTGAAGAATTTGAAATACAGATTGATTTAACTAGTGAAGATATTACACATTTAATTAAAGCAAAAAGTGCTTTAGCTGATGTGAACAATATGTTAATTACTACAACAACAGATTTTGATGGTGAGAATATATGTGAAATTATATTTGGTGATAATACTGGCTTTTCAAATAAAATTACTTATCAACTTAGAGGTAATATTACTAAAGGAGATATTCAAATCCCATTCGACTCAGATATATTTAAAGATATATTAAATGCTAATAAAGATATGGAAAGTGGTACACTAAAAATATCAGAAGTAGGAATGTTAAAAGCAAATTTTAAAACATCAGAAACAGAAAGTGAATATTTCATCGCTAGAAATGAATAATCACATATGTATAATGGAACATAAAATTGCAGCTAGGGCGCGTTGTTATGTTTAAATTAAATTAACCGAGAGCTTCGGCCTCACAAAACCAAATGATATGAGTACATTATTCAACGAACAATCAAAGTTCGACTTACTATTCCGTAACCTATTTAAGGCAGACGGAGTTTTTCAACCAACAACGTTTGAAAACAAACAACCCCACCCACTAGATATTTTTTATGACGATGAAGGACTTCATTTTGAAGTTGCTTGTACTGGTCTAACTAAAAAAGATATTCAACTAGAAATTGATGGAGATCTTTTAAAGATTATCTATGATAAACCTAATGAAGAAGAATTTGATTATAGTGGCTACATCTATAAAGGATTAGCTAAACGATCTTTTAACTTAGGTTATAAAGTAGCAGCTAAATTCGAACTAGAGAAATTAGAAGCAGAAATGAAAGATGGTTTGCTTCACCTATTTATTCCAATTGCGGAATCTAAAAAAGCAAAAACAATTAAAATAAAATAAAAGTTTTACCAAAAACGCGTGTCCTAGCGCAATATTATTCGTATATTCACGTCTAAATAAATAAGTTATATGACAACAAAAAGAAAGTCTATTCAGACTATTACCGACCCTTTGCTTGAACCCTTCTTTATTACTAAAGATGAATACAGCTATACTGTAAAACAAAATGTGACATCTGATGCTTCCCATTTCAGGGCTAAAGGTAAGGCAAAAACCTATGAAAAATCATTATATTACTATGCTAATTTTGAACAAGCTTTACAAAAAATAGCTAATTTAAAGGCAGATGTAGAAAATTTTGATAATTTAGAAGAATATATTAACAATTATAAATCAATTAGTAATCAAATTAAAAATTATACAGATGGAATTAGAAGCGTTATTTAATGCAGTCATTGTAAAACCAATTGAAGCCGAAGAAAGTACTTATGGTTCAATTATTGTACCTGATTTGGGAAGTGAAAAAAACCAAACAGGTAAAGTTGTATCCGTTGGCCCGGGTCAAAAAACATTAATGGGGGAATTTGTTCCTACTATTAGTAAAGTAGGAGATATTGTTGTCTTACCTACCCAAGGATTTACAAAATTACCTTATAATGGGGATGAGTATTATGTAGGTCCTGAAAACCAAATTTTAGCTAAAGTAAATACTCCTATAGAAGAAGTATTAGCACAAACACAAGTCACAAAAGAAGAAATTAACCACTTAACAGATTTATCAAATGAGTAAACAAGTTACATTAGGAAAAACAGCTAGAGAAAATTTAGTAAAAGGTATAGATATATTAGCTGATGCTGTAGTATCAACTTTAGGACCAAATGGAAGAAATGTAGTTATTGCAAATAATGGCTCACCACAATCAACAAAAGATGGTGTTACAGTTGCAAAATCAATTACATTATCAGAACCAGAACAAGAATTAGGAGTACAATTAGTAAAGCAAGCAGCAATTCAAACCGCAGAAAAAGCAGGAGATGGTACTACAACTTCTACTTTACTAGCACGTGAAATGGTAAAAGCAGGATTAAATGCTTTAAATAATAGTGAAAATGCTGTACAAATTAAAAGAGATATTGACGCTACAGTAAAATTAGTAATTTCTAATTTAAAAAATAAAATATCTGAAGAAATCTCAGGTGAAGAACAATTAGAACAAATCGCATCCATTTCTGCAAATAATGACCCAGAAACTGGAAAATTAATAGCAACTGCTATTGATAAAGTAGGAATGGAAGGAGTAGTTCATATTGAAGAATCTCGTACTGGTGAAACTTATCTTGAAACTGTTGAAGGATTGCAATTTGATAGAGGTTTTAAATCTCCATATTTTGTTACAGATAACAACAGTATGACATCAACCTTAGATAACCCACTTATTCTAATTGCTGATCAAAAATTAACACAGGTAAAGGAATTATTGCCCATTTTAGAAGCAGTAGGAGCTCAGGCAAGATCTTTATTAATTATTGCTGAAGATATAGATAATGAAGCTTTAGCTACTTTGATAGTTAATAAAATGAGAGGAACATTAAGTGTATGTGCGGTTAAAGCCCCGGATTTTGGAGATAGACGTAAATTAGCTTTAGAAGATATAGCAGTTACAACAGGTGGAATTGTTTTTGATAAACAAAAAGGAATGAAGCTTGATAAATTTTCATGGGAATGGTTTGGTGAAGCTCGTACTGTAACTGTAGAAAAAGAACAAACAACAATTGTAGATGGAAAAGGAGGAATTGAACAAATTGAAGCACGTATTGAAGAATTACAACAACAAATCGATAAAGCAACAACACCGTTCGAAATCGAAAAACTTCAAGAAAGGTTGGCGAAATTCACAGGAGGAGTAGCTATCATTCATGTAGGTGGAAACACTGAAACTGAAATGAGGGAAAAGAAAGATAGAGTTGATGATGCTTTACATGCAACAAAAGCAGCTATTGAGGAAGGAATAGTACCTGGAGGTGGAACTGCATTACTATATGCTTCCTCTGGTTTAGAAGCTAAAACAACAGGCGCACAAATTGTAATATCAGCATGTGCTAAACCATTTAACCAAATTCTTGTTAATGCTGGATTTGATGAAGTTAAAGGGCAAATTTTAGCTGATAATTTAGTTAATTCCGGAGATGATTTTTGGGCTGGGTATGATATTAAAACAGAACAAACTGTTAATATGAAAACAGCAGGTATTATCGACCCAACTAAAGTAGCTAGAACAGCACTACAAAACGCAGCATCAGTAGCAGGTACTGTTTTATTAACAGAATGTACTGTAGTTGATGAACCTAGTGATGATAATAAACAACAACAAATGGACCCAATGATGGGTATGATGTAAATTAATAATTAATAAATAATAAAAAATGACAAAACAAGAAATTTTTGAGGTAATTGAAGAAAACTTTAATACCTTAGCAGAAAACAACGATGGGACAACTAAAGCAAGTCAAGCACGAGCTAGAAAAGCAGCACAAGCTATTAAACGAGTAATTACAGATTATAAAAAAGCATCTGTGGCTGAGTCAAAATAGTTTCGTATATTATGGCTACAAAGATTGAAGAAAAAAATATCCTAATCGCTCGGAGAGTACCTCCGGGCGATAAATGGAGATTAGTTGCAAATGAACCTGATGGTCCTACACACAAAACATTAACTGATACTTTAGAAGCCTACATGATTAAAACAGGATTTAAAGGTCATTACAGATTAGAACCATTAAAAAGTAGTTTATATGCAATTGATTCAACAGAAACAGAAGTAATACCTGAACCAGAAAAGAAATATTCAATATATGGTGAATACGGAGAATAGTTTATTAGTAGAAAAATATAGACCATCTAAGTTAGAAACTTATGTTGGGAATGAAAATATTAAAAAATCAATTTCTAAATATTTAGAACAAAATGATATTCAAAACTTAATATTTTATGGACCAGCTGGTACAGGAAAAACTACTTTGGCAAAACTTTGTGTTCAAAATCTTGATTGCGATCATCTTTATATTAACGCCTCGGATGAAAGAGGTATTGAAACGATTCGTGATAAAGTGCAAGGATTTGCAAGCGTTGCTTCTTTTAAACCACTTAAAGTGGTCATTTTGGATGAAGCTGATTTTCTTACTATCCAAGCGCAAGCTTCACTCCGTAATATCATCGAAACTTTCTCTCGTACGACGCGTTTTATTATGACTTGTAATTTTGTAGAGCGTATCATTGATCCTTTACAATCTAGATGTCAAGTACTTAAAATTGTACCTCCAACTAAAAAAGATGTTGCTAAACATTTAAATTGGATACTACAACAAGAGTCTATTGAACATGATATAAATGATTTAGTACCTTTAGTTAATCAATATTATCCCGATTTACGTAAATGTATTAATACTATACAGTTATCTACACAAGATAATACATTAAAATTAGACCATTCAATATTAGTATCATCTAATTATATAGATAAAGTAATTACTGAATTATCTAAAGGTAATAAAGTATCATCATTTAATAATATACGCCAAATAATAGCAGATGCTAATGTAGATGATTTCGATGAATTATTTAGAGCACTTTATGATCGTTCATCTGAATATTATAAAGATAAAGAAGGTACAGCAGTACTAGCAATAAACGAACACCAATATAAAGCAAATTTCCGTATTGACAAGGAAATAAATATAATGTCATTAATTCAAACTTTAATAAAATATAAATAATTATGCAACAGCAACAACAAGGTCCACCTATTGATTTAAAAAACACAACATCCATTGAAAATTTTGATGGGGGTATTTTATTTAAACAAGGAGTACTATTAAGAACAGTGTCTAAATTTGTAATGGGTACAGATGAGGATGCTTTACTCCCAATTCCAGTTTTTTATGATCCTTCAACTAAGAAAATTTTAGAATCCTCGGTTCCAAAAGAACTAAGAGAAGAATATAAAGATTATATCCTTTAATGAAAAACATCTTTGATTGGTTAAAAGCAATTAATAACACCAAACCCCCAGTTGAATCTTTTACAGATAAAGACTGGGAGGTTTGGAATAGTTATATGATACATAGGTTTTTATCTATGAATCCTGATTATCTAGAAATTGTAAATTATGTTCAAGATTTTCCTCCACAGGAAAAAAGAATGATTTATAATATATATAGAGAGTTTATCCCTAAAAATAATAAATGGAGTAAATATGTTAAATCTAAGGTAAAACAACCTAATAAAGATTTAACAGACCATATTAAAGATTATTTTCAATGTTCAAGTAAAGAAGCAAAAGAATATATAAATATATTGGCTACCACAGAAATTAGTCGTATATTAACCAACAGAGGATTAAATAAAAAAGAAATAAAACCGTTATTAAAATGACAAAAGAATTATACAATATGTTAAAAACATCTGCTGAAGCAGATAAAGCTAAAGCATTATTATCACTTGAATTATTAGGTAATAAAGCAGTAGGAATTGGAGACCATTCCACAGAAGATTTTTATAAAAATGCCGAAGAAGCACTTATCATGCTAGTAGATGCAGATGATAAATTGAATGCATTGGGGCAATATTTTGATCCTAAAGCACAAATCAATGGGTGATTCCATTAAAGCTTATATGGATAAGCTAGAAAATAAAATTGGTACAGGACATTTCCAAAGTAATGCCCAAGAAATAGAAAAAGTTATGAGTGATAGAGAAATTATGAGTGCTAAATCAGGTAATTCATCAAAATTAACAATAAAAGTATTTGAAAAAGAATACCCAGAATTATCTAAAGAATTTAAACAAATTCAAAAAGAAATGTATGAAATGTTTGCGGCTAAACATATGGACTATGGGTTAAATAATATTGCTTTAGGTGGAGATATCGTTAATAACAGCGATGATAAACAATTTTCACTAACTGGGTTATGTATTAGATTAACTGACAAAATATCACGTTTAAAAAATTTATTGATTAATGGTAGATCATTTGTTGAAGGTGAAGGTATGCAAGATACATTTATTGATATAGCCAATTATGGAATAATCGGTCTTTTAGTAGGTCGAAATAAATGGAAAAAATAGTTTGGCAAAAAAATTACCTAAAATAGTAAAAGAGATTAGAAATAATCCCCCACCACTTATTAATTATGCATATCAAAAGAATATATCATATTCTCAGATGTCCATATTTAGAGGATGTCCTCATAGATGGAAACTTCAGTACAAAGATAAAATTAAACGATTTACGTCTTCTATCCATACTGTATTTGGAACCGCTATGCATGAATCAATGCAATATTATTTAGATTATGCTTATGAAAAATCATTTGCTGCAGCCGATAGAAATATAGATTTAAAAGAAGATTTTCAAGGTAGGTATATAAGTGAATACGAAGTACAGTATAAAAAGAATAATGGTTCTCATTTTTCTGATGCTGTTGAAATGAGAGAGTTTTTTGAAGATGGGGTTGCTATTTTAGAATGGTTTAAGAAAAAACGTAGCAGATATTTTAGCAAAAAAGGTACCTATTTAGTTGGTTGTGAAATACCTATTGTAGTAGCACCAAATAAAATGTTAAATAACGTATTATACATGGGGTATCTTGATGTTGTCACATACCATGAAGCAACAGAGACATTCAAAATAATTGACATAAAAACAAGTACTGGTGGTTGGAATGATTATGCTAAAAAGGATGAAAATAAACAATTCCAATTACTACTATACAAACAATATTTCTCAGAGCAATATGGGATACCTTTAGATAAAATTGAGATTGAATTTTTCATTCTTAAAAGAAAAGTATTAGATCCGGATGATGAAAAACTTATGTCACCCTATCAAGCTTATAGGGTACAACAATTTTCTCCACCTAGTGGTAAAATTAAACTAGGTAGAGCAAAAAATGCTATTAATGATTTTATTAATGAATGTTTTAATTCAAGCGGTAAAATAAAAGAATCAGATTACCCAAAATCTCCCTCTAAATGGAATTGTAATTTTTGCCCTTATGGAGAAGATAAAGAATTATGTGGAGCCAAAGAACATTTTTCGTAAGTTCACACATACGTATATATATATAAATAATGTTTTAATAAATAAAGACTATGACAAATAAAAAACAAATGACACTAACTAGTGTTAAAGTCAAAAGCGATTTATTCGAGAATTTTAAAATTGAATGTGTAAAACGTAAATTTTCTTTCCAAAAACTTGCAGACCGTGCTTTGTTTTTGTATCTCACAGATGAAAGTTTCCGTAAACAAATTACTAATCAAATTAATCTCGAAATAAAAGACAATGAATAAAGACTTTAAGTATCTTCCTAAGGATAAAAGAAAAAAAATACTTCTAATATGTGATGATATTAGAGTCCATTCCGGTGTAGCAACTATAGCAAAAGAAATAGTGCTCCATACTTCCCAACATTTTAATTGGGTACAAATAGCTGGATCAATAAAACACCCAGATAAAGGAAAAATTTTAGATTTATCTAAGTCAACTAATGAAGCTGTAGGTCTAACAGACGCAAGTACTATATTATACCCAGTAGATGGGTATGGAGATTCAACCGCTGTTAGAGAAATTATAGCACGTGAAAACCCTGATGCTGTAATGTTGTTTACTGATCCAAGATATTTTATGCATATTTGGAATATGGAACAAGAAATTAGAAAGAAAATTCCTATTACTTACCTAAATATTTGGGATGATTATCCTGCTCCAATGTATAATAAACCTTATTATGAAGCTTGTGATTTATTAATGGGTATTTCAAAACAAACAGTTAATATCAATAAATTAGTATTAAAAGGATCAGAAAAAAATACAATATTCAAGTATTTACCACACGGTAAAAACCAAAATGTATATACCCCTGTAGAAGATACAAATCCTGATCTAATGGGGTTTAGAAAACAATTATTTCCTAATCAACAAGTAGATTTTGTATTATATTTTAATTCAAGAAATATAAGGAGAAAGCAAATCCCTGATACTATAATGGCTTATAGATTGTTTTTAGATTCTTTACCTAAAGAAAAGGCAGATAAATGTCGTTTTGTAATAAAATCTGAAAAAATTACAGATGCTGGTACTAATTTACACAAAGTATGTGATTATATATTAGGTGAAGATTATGAAAATAGTTATATAATTTTAGATCGTAAATTCACAGAAACTCAATTAAACTATCTATATAATATAGCTGATGTACAAATATTATTAACATCCAATGAAGGTTGGGGGTTAACAATTACAGAAGCAATATTAGCAGGTACACCAATTATAGCTAATACTACAGGTGGAATGCAAGATCAAATGAGATTTACTGATGATAAAGGAAAATGGTTTGAACCCGATGCTGATGTTCCTTCTAACCATAGAGGTACATACAAAAATCATGGTGAGTGGGCTTTTCCAGTTTATCCAACCTCTAGATCAATTCAGGGTTCTCCTCCTACTCCTTACATTTATGATGATAGATGTAATTTTGAAGATGCTACTAAAAGAATTATTGAGTGTTATGAATTAGGTAGAGAAAATCTAAAACAAAGAGGATTGAAGGGTAGAGAATGGGCTATAAGTGATGAAGCCGGGTTTACTTCTGAACATCAAGGAGAAAAAGTAATTAATGCTTTTGATGAATTATTTGAAATTTGGGAACCTAGAGAAAAATATGAAGTAATTAATGCCACAGAGTATAAAGGTAAATTTTTAAACCATAAAATTATATATTAATGAATAAGCCACGTTTTGTAATAAGTTGCCCATTTGATACCTATTCGGGTTATGGAGCACGTAGTAGAGATATAGTAAAAGCTATTATTAAAACTAATAAATATAAAGTTGAATTATTATCCCAAAAATGGGGGGAAACTTCATGGGGTTTTTGTAAAGAAAACCCTGAATGGGCTTTTTTGATACAACATTTAGCAAAACCAGATTGGAACCAAGTAGAAAAACCTGATATTTGGATGCAAATAACTATACCTAATGAATTTCAACCTATAGGAAAATTTAATATAGGATGTACTGCAGGAATTGAATCAACAGCCTGTAAAGGGGAGTGGGTTGAAGGTTTAAATAGAATGGATATGAATTGGGTTTCATCAAATCATGCTAAAAAGGTATTTGAATCTTCTCGTTTTGATAAAATAGATAAGAGAACAAATAAAAGTACGGGTCAAAGTATAGTATTAAATAAACCTATAGAAGTCATATTTGAAGGAGTTAATTTAGATATATACAAACCATTAAAAACTAATGAATTAAAAACATTCGATTTATCAGATATAAAAGAATCATTTTGTTATTTATTTGTAGGACATTGGATGAATGGCGAACATGGTCATGATAGAAAAAATGTAGGGGTTTTAGTTAAAGAATTTTTTGATACCTTTAAAAATCAAAAACAAAAACCAGCATTAATTCTAAAAGCCTCTGTTGGTACTTCCTCTTATATGAGTAGAGAAGAAATCTTGGATAGAATTAGGAATATTAAAAAAACAATCAATTCTAAAGATTTACCTAATATATATCTAATAAATGGGGAGTTTAGTGACTATGAAATGAATGAGTTGTATAATAATCCTAAAGTTAAGGGAATGGTAACTACTACTAAAGGTGAAGGATTTGGTCGACCTCTACTAGAATTTTCAGCTATTGGTAAACCAATAATTGCCTCTGGGTGGTCAGGTCATTTAGATTTTTTAAATCCTCAATATGTTACTTTACTCCCTGGATCCTTAGAAAATGTTCACCCTAGTGCCGCAAATAATTGGTTAATACAAGAAAGTCAATGGTTTCAAGTTAGTGGTAGTCATTTAAGATCTTCTTTTAAAGACGTATTTAAAAAATATAAATCATTTAGTGTTAAAGGAAAACAACAAAAACATTATGTTAAAACTAACTTTAGTTGGGAAGAAATGTATAAATTAGTTGATATTAGTCTTGATAAGGCAACATCTGGTTTACCAAAACAAGTAGAACTATCTCTTCCTAAATTAAATTTACCTAAAATGAAAAAATTAAATTAATATGAATTTTGATAAAATAATAGATTGCCCTAAATCCGGTGGTGATTTATGTTATAAAACGGAAATAAATAAAGATATTACTAATTATTATAGTTTATCATGTGGGTTTCATACTAATACTTTAATGTTAGAAGGTTCTGAATTTTATGAAGAGCAAGTAAGTGTTTTACCTGAAATCTATAAGGATTTAGCATGGGTTGACCCTGAAACTAAATTAATATGGTTACCCAATATTGTTAATGTTAAAGAAAATGGAATGGTATTTGCCTCAGGGGCTGATATAGAAAATTGGAGTTGGGGTGCAGTAAAAGCTATTGAAATACCAAAAGAAGAACAAGAAAAATATAAAGGTGAAAAATATAGAGCCGATATGACTACTATAAAATATTTTAAAGAACGTGATTTTATGGATGCTCTTTCGTATATTGGATTATTACCAGAATAGATATGAAGATAAGTTATGCGATAACAGTATGTAATGAGTTTCTTGAAATACAGAAACTTATTCCCTTTCTGTTAGAAAATAAAAGAATAAAGGACGAAATAGTTATTTTGTATGATAGTAAAAATGGTGATCCTGAAGTATTAAGTTATTTATTAAAATTTAATAAATTGCCTAATGTACAAACATGGAGAGGATTTGATTTTAATGGTCATTTTGCTGACTGGAAAAACCAGTTAACAGAATATTGTTCAGGAGATTACATATTCCAAATAGATGCTGATGAAATTCCTCATCAAGTATTATTAGGTTACCTCCCAGAGATATTAGGTAATAATCCTGATAACGAAGTATATTTAGTTCCTAGAATAAATACAGTTGAAGGAATAACTGATGAACATATTAAAAAATGGGGTTGGAATGTTAATGATAAAGGATGGGTAAATTATCCTGATTACCAATGGCGTATATGGAAAAATAAACCTGAAATTAAATGGAAAAATAAAGTACATGAGGTTTTAGAGGGTTTTAAAACATATGCCCCTATCCCTTCAACTGAGCAACTATCTTTATATCACCCTAAAACAATTGATCGTCAAGAAAAACAAAACGCTTACTACAATACATTATGATAAAAGGAAAAAAAATATTCATTACTGGTGGAGCAGGATATTTAGGTAAAAACTTAGTTAAACGTTATTATAATGATAATGAAATTACTGTCTACTCCAGAGATGAAGCAAAACATTATTATTTAAAAAAAGAATTTCCTAATATCAAATGTATAATAGGAGATATTCGTAATTACGATTTATTAACCCGTTCTGCTTTTGGACATGATATAGGAATATTTGCCGCTTCTTTAAAACAAATAGAAGCTGTGGATCAAAATGTTGAAGAATCAGTTAAAGTTCTTGTAGATGGTGCCATTAATTCTAGAAGAGCAGCAGAAGATAATAATTTTGAAGCAGCATGCTTTATATCTTCAGATAAATCAAGAGCGGCAACTACATTATATGGCGCAATGAAATTTGTAGCTGGTGAGTCATTTATAGTGAATGCAGAAAATTCTAATGTGCGTTTATCTACAGCGATATACGGTAATGTTATTAATTCTACTGGTAGTATTATACCATTAATTTGGGATTCAATTAATAAAAAATACTCATTAACTTTATATTCAGAACAAATGACACGTTTTGTAATTGATATAGAAGGAGCTATGAATTTAATTGAACAGGGATTGAAAGTTACAGGATATAATGTAATCCCTAATTTAAAATCATTTAAAATAAAAGACTTATTTGAAATATATAATGAAGAATTTAATTTAGAGTATATATTAGGAACTCCCCGTATATCAGAGAAACTTCATGAAATGATGATTTCAAAAGAAGAACTACCAAGAACATATTATAACTCATCTGATAACACTTATTATATGCATTATAAAGAAATACAGGAAAAATGGGATAGCCGTGAATTTACTAGTGATGTTGTATGTATGTCTAAAGATGAATTAAAAAATATACTGAAAATCTATAATTATTTTAAACCATGAAAGTATTAGTATTAGGACATAAAGGGATGTTAGGACATATGGTACTAAAGTATCTAAAATATAATAATCCTTATAGTGAATTTGTAACAATAGATAAAAGGTGGCCTTCACCTAAATTTAAAGAATCTATTAAAGAATTTAACGGAGAATTTATTATTAATTGTATAGGAGCAATACATCAAAGAACAAACCAATTTGATATTAATTGGGAGTTACCTCAATGGTTAGATGAAAATGCTGATTGTAAAATTATACACCCTGGTACTGATTGTGAAATAGATAATGATGATTATGGTAATTCTAAAAGAATAGCAGCAGAATGGATTAAATCATCAAGTAAAAATACTAAAATAATTAAAACTTCTATTTTAGGTCCTGAACTTAACACAAAAGCAAGTTTAATGGAATGGTTTTTATCTCAAAATGGAACAATAAATGGCTATTCAGAATGTTATTGGAATGGAAATACCACTTTAACGTGGGCTAAACATTGCACCTTTTTAATGGCTAATTGGGGTACACAACAAATAGAAACTATATTAGAAGGTGAACGGGTTTCTAAATATAAATTACTATTAACCTTAAAAGAAGTATATAGTCGATATGATATTAATATTAACCCAGTTAATGAACCTGTAATAGATAAATGTTTAAAAGGTAATATTAAAACCCCTAATTTAAAATCACAACTAATAGATTTACAATACTTTAATAATATTGAAGGATAAATTAAACATAACTATATCAATTGATGATATTAACCCATTAAAAGGTTGGGGGGCTGAAGGTGATATTCAGATGTCTTACTTAGAAGACCTACATAGAGAATTTGGTGCTAAATTTACACTATTTATTCCTTCTAATTATCACAAACAAGCTCCACTATCAAAGCATAAAGATTGGGTTAATTGGTTAAAATCAAAAAAATATTTTGAATTAGCTGCTCATGGGCATTACCATGAATGTGAAAATGAAGGGATTGGTGAATGTGAATTTTGGGAGTTAAATACAGAAAAAAAAGCTAAGGACAGAATTAATTTAATGTTTAAAGAATGGGAAGCTGTAGGACATAAACCAGAAGGGTGGAGAAATCCTGGTTGGTTAGGTAATCCTATTGCTATTAAGGAATTAGGTAAACATTTTAAATATTCGGCAGTACATTATGAACATAATCGTAATAATAAATGGTTATGTGAAACCTTTTATGGAGCAGATGGTATTGATATAACAGATATTAAAGTTCATAATAACAATATGATAATGTTTCAATCTCATATAGCTGGGGATTGGAATGATAATGTTTGGAATGAAAATAATTACCAGCAAATGAGAATATCTTTAGAACATTTATGCAAAATGAATTTCAAATTTAAAACATTAAACGAATGTCTATAGCATTTTTTACAGAAATGGGTTTTAATGGTAAAATTCCTAGTAATCATAATAATATGAGGACTGAATTTGCCTGGATGGTAGCTTTAAATGCCGACCATTATAACATTAATAATGTTCCAGATAAAAAATATGATTTAGGAATTACTATTATACCAAAAAATAACCCCCAATTTGATCTTAAAAGATTAAAGCAATATTGTGGTAAGGTAGCTGTAATGCAAGAAGGCCCCCACTGGTATTTTCAAGATTATAATTTAAATGATCAAATTAATTACTTTAATGCTTTAACATCAGCCGATATAATATTTGTTCATAATAAAGCCGATAAAATATACTATAGGGGATTAACAGGACATAAGGATGTTAGAGTAATGAGATCCCTTATGATTGAAGAAGCTATTGGAGAAACAAAAATAGTTAATAGAAAAGGAGTTATTATTGGGGGTAATTTTGTAAATTGGTATGGAGGTTTTGATTCATATATGGTAGCAAACAGTCAATTTGATGTTGTATCAGCACCAACAATGGGTAGAAAACAAGAAGGGGAAGAACAGTTATTGACTTTACTTCCATATATGAACTGGAAAGAATGGATTCATAAACTTAATGAATTTAAGATTGGAGTGCATTTAATGAGAACCCATGCTGCTGGTACGTTTGCTCTAAATTGTGCTTATTTGGGTATTCCTTGTATAGGTTATAAGGGATTAGATACCCAAGAGCTATGTCACCCTGAACTCACAGTTAATGTTGGTGATTTGGGGCATGCTAAAGAATTAATAAAAGAACTTAATAATAATAGCGAATTTTATAGTGAATGTAGTAAACAAGCTAAAGATTATTATAGTATTTACTACCACGAAAATAATTTTAAAATATGAAAGCATTAGTAACAGGAGGAGCAGGATTTATAGGAACAAACCTAATCAAACGTTTATTAAAAGATGGACATAATGTTGTATCCTTTGATAATTATAACACTGGGTTAAAAAATAACCATATTGGGGGAGCGATTTATGTTGATTTAGATATAACTAATTTCCCACAAAATGATAGTAGTTATTGGGAAAAGTTCGATGTTGTATTTCATATGGCGGCAATTGCCAGAATACAACCTTCATTTGAAAACCCTAAAAATTACTTTAATACTAATGCTATGGGTACTTTAAATATAGTTGAAATGTGTTCAAAGGCAAATATCCCTTTAATATATGCTGGTTCATCTTCAAAACATAGTGGTAGATTTAAAAATCCTTATACCTTTTCTAAGGATGTAGGAGAGGACATCATTGAGTTATATACTAAACATTATAATTTATTAGCAACAACTACTCGATTTTATAATGTATATGGTCCTCACCAATTAACTGAGGGTGGGTATACTACATTGGTAGGTCGTTGGTTAAACAACATAAAAAACAACATACAATGTGAAATCTATGGTGATGGAGAACAGCGTAGAGATTTTACTCATGTTGATGATATTGTTAATGCCCTAATTGCAATCATGGAGGGTAATCATTATGGTTATGACTTTGAATTGGGTCGTGGGAAAAACATATCAGTTAATGAAGTAGCTAAAATGATGGAAATAACACCTACATACAAACCTTCTAAACCTGGAGAAGCAAGACATACTCTAAATACAGATACTACAGCTAATGAAATATTAAGTTGGAATCCCCAAAAAGAATTATTAGATTACATAAAAACACAAATATGAGCCAAGATAAACAAATAAAAAATGTCAAAGTATCAGATAATACTGCCATTAAAGATTTTAATAGATTTACTTACCCTGCATCCTCTACTTCTATTGATAGATATGTCTTTGCTAATACTTGGACTAAAGGTAAAACAGTATTAGATGCTGCAACCGGACAAGGTTATGGGGCTGGGATATTATTATCTTTAGGTGCTAAAAGTGTAGTAGGTATAGATACAGATGAACACGCAGTAGAAGTAGCAAATAATTTACTTCAATCTCCAAAAGCAAATTTTTCAGTATGTGATATATTTGACTTAGAAAAAGATTTTAAAGAAAATGAATTTGAAGTATGTGTTTCTCTTGAAACTTTTGAACATTTACCTCCTGAAAGATTAGATGAATATTTACAGTCTATAAGAAAAGTAACATCAGAAACTTTAGTTATATCAACACCTCAAAGAAAAACTGAAGAATGGGTATATGATGGGGGAACACATTTATATGAATACAGTGCTGAAGAATTTTTAGAAGCTTTAAAAAGAAATTTTCCTAATGATGAAATAGGTGGGTTTGGAATTATAGAAGCACCTTTAAAAACAGATTACCCAAACATTGATTATCAATGGGGATCAACCATAACTACTAATTTAAGTAGAGCTTGGGTAATGGTGGGAATAATTTCATTAAATAAATAAATATGACAGATAAGATAACTTTTGTAATACCTAGTAGAAATAATTTAGAATTTTTACAACTAGCCTATGAGTCAATTCGTAATTTAAATACTACACATGAAATATTAGTATTAAATGATGCTAGTACAGATGGTACTGAAGAATGGATTAATTCTCAAAATGATAAAGATCTAATAGTACACCATAACCCAGGACCAGAAAGAATTGGGATTGTAGGAATGTTTGATAAAGGTATTGAAATGGCTCGTACTGATATTATTATAGCTTTTCATGCAGATATGGTTGCTTGTAAAGATTTTGATATTAACATCCTAAAACATCTAAAAAAAGGTACAGTAGTAACAGGAACAAGAGTAGAACCACCTCTACATCCAGATGGTCCTGAAAAAATATTAAGAAACTTTGGTATTGAAGTTGATGAATTTAGTATGGAAGAATGGTATGAAAAAAGTGATTTACTAAAAAATGAAAGAATAACAGAAGGTATATTTGCTCCTTGGTGTATGTATAAAGATGATTTTTTATCTATTGGGGGACATGATGAATTATTTGCCCCTCAATCTAAAGAAGATTCTGATTTATTTAATAGATTTCATTTAAATGGTTATAAGTTTATACAACCTTGGGATGCTCTTGTATATCATTTTACATCACGTGGTTCTAGATTTAATAAACACTCAGGTGGATCAGCAGGTAAAAATAGTGATGAATGGATTCAAACTACTACTAAAAACGGAAGGAATTTTATTCGAAAATGGGGGTGCTTTATTAAACATGACCCCTTAATGAAACCTATTGTGCCCCCTAAATACGATATTGGATTTATTGTTAAGACCTGTAATGCTTCTTTACTACACGCTTTAGAACCTTGGTGTAGTAATATATACATCGAAGACGATATGGAGGTTATTAAATCACATTATATAGATAAAGAACAGAAAAATACAGAATATATTTTAAACTATAAGATTAAACCTTACGACAATGAAAAACTAAATGAGATACTAGTTGAAATAGATGGTAAAACATTTAATGAAGAAG